CCATGGACCAGGTGCTTACGGGAGGCGATGACGGTACTGGCCTGTTCGCCCGTATCAAGCTGTTTACGGCTACGCGCAGCAATAAGGGCGTCATGGTGCTAGACAAGGACCGCGAGGAACTGGAGCAGCTTGCCGTTCCCCTGGGTGGCCTGCATGAGCTTCAGGCACAGGCTCAGGAGCAGATGTGTACCGCCAGCAGGGAGCCGTCCGTGATTATGACCGGCGTATCCCCATCTGGATTCGGCAATGTGGCCGAGGGCGAGATGGGCGCGTGGAGGGACTGGATTCGAGCGAACCAAGAGGCCCATGCCCGCAACCCCATCGAAACGATTCTGAAGATCGTCCAGCTATCGTTGTACGGATCAATCGATCCCGAAATCGGTATTACGTTCAATCCGCTCTATCAGATGACGGAAGAGCAGCTTTCGACCATCCGCATGAACGACAGCACGCGGGCTGGAAACCTGATTGATAGAGGCGTGATCGACCCACAGGAAGAGCGCGAGAAGCTGGCGCGTGATCCGGAGTCGGGATACACCGGCCTTGACATAGACAAGGTAATTGAATCGCCTGCGGAAGAAGAACCAAAGCAGTTAGAGGATGGAAAAGAATGAGCAACGGATACCCGGTTCCACGGCAATTGACCAAACTTGAACTGGTGGACATTCATCTTCTGGTGAAGACCACGCATCACCATCTCGGAATTCCACCGCTCTATCAATCGGAACCCAAATGCTCCCCAAAAAGCCAACAGTAATCCGTGCGATCTGGCCGAACATCGGCACTCGAAACCGTTATCATCGGCGGATACTGAAGCTCGTCGCGGAGATGGCGCACAGCGTCGAGTATTGGGTTACGGCAAGGCGCAAGAGCGATCCTCCTGCGATGGCGGTGGATGCTTCCCCGGTGGAGGAGATTCTCGAAGAACTGCGTGAACTGTGGGAACGCTGGCAGAAGAAGTTCGATGAGATGGCTACCACGGTGGCCGATTCGTTTCTCAAGAACCAGTTCCAAGGTACAGATAACGCCATGCGGCAAGCCCTACGTGATGCGGGCTGGTCGATTGAGTTCACGCTCACCCCGGCCATGCGTGAGGCGTTCGAGGCTTCTCTGGCTGAAAATGTGGGCCTGATTCGCTCGATTCCCGCGCAATACCTGCAAGAGGTTGAGGGCATCGTGATGCGCAACTACACGTCAGGGCGCAACGTGCGGGCGATGGCTGAGGAGATTCGCGGGCGCTACAAGGTGGCATCCAACCGGGCATGGCTGATCGCAAGGGACCAGAGCAACAAAGCGAATGCAGTGGTGCAGCGGACTCGCCAGACTGAGCTGGGGATTAAAGAGGGAATCTGGCTTCATTCCCACGCAGGAAAGACGCCCCGCCCTACGCACGTCGCAATGAACGGCAAGCGGTACGAGATTGCCAAGGGGATGTACGACTCGGCAGTTAAGAAGTGGATTCTTCCGGGTGAATTGATTGGGTGCCGGTGCCAAGGCCGGTCTGTGTTACCGTGGACGATTGCCGAAAAACCCGAAGCCGCGCAGCCTCGCAAATAGGGCAGCGCCGTCTTGTCTTTCCAGACTTCAGTCGATGCCCGCGTGAACATTTTTCATTCCGTGGTCTTCCCATAGATATAAATATATAGTATTGCCGTTCATTTTCAACCGTTGACTTGCGCTGGCTAATCCGTAGTGAAAGGCTATGAAACAAGATGCCTACGGAGATCGCTTGCGACGCAGCCCTGAAGAACCGGCGATACGACAGCGACAAGATGCTGCATATCGACCGCACGCCTATCTCCAAGGCGACAGTAAACCCATATTACGGGCGCGAAATCCCCAAATCGGAAGAGTTGGGACTGGACCTGGAGCGGGTGTATTACCTGCTGCGCGACCCAGGCGAGTTGGCAAAGTCTGCTTCATCCTTCAAAAACAAGCAGTTGATGTTCAAGCACATCGCCGTGAATGCGGACGATCCGAAGCAGGAGTACATCGCCGGGACAATCGGATCAAATGTGGACTTCGAAGCGCCATATCTGATGGCGGATATGTGCATCTGGGACGCGGAAGCAATCGCCGGGGTGGAAACCGAAACAGTTCAAGAACTCTCATCCTCCTACAGCTACCGGGCAGACATGACGCCTGGGATGTACGAGGGGCAGCGGTACGACGGTGTAATGAGGGACATTCAGGGTAATCACGTTGCCCTGGTCAAAGCAGGACGCGCCGGATCAGATGTGAAGGCGGCAGACAGCAAACTGGAGACGAAAATGACAGAAACGAAGTTTGGCAAAGCACTTTACGCAATTCTCTGCGCTGCATCTCCGAAGCTGGCTCAAGATGCGGCCCTCAAGCCTCTGGTGATCGGTCTGACGCGCAAGAAGTGCGATATTGCGTCTCTTGAGCCGAAGCTGCTGGCCATGGACGCGGAACTGCGCAAGCCTGAAACACTGGCCGCGATGCAGGCCGCGAAGGATGCCGAATCGGAGGAAGAGTCCGAAGAGGAAAAGAAGGAACGCGAGAAGAAGGAAAAGGAAGCCAAGGACAAGAAGGCCAAAGACGGCAAGACCGCCAAAGACCTTTCCTTCGAGGAATGGGCCAAGGAAGAGGAAGGCGAGTCCGACCATAAGGGGAAGGACGGCGAAGAAGAGTCTCTCGAAGAGAAGAAAGCCCGCTATGAGCGTGAAAAGCGCCGCGCCGATGATTCCGAAGAGGAGTCCGAGGAAGAGCGCAAGGAACGGCTGGAGAAGCGGGCCAAAGACAAAAAGGCCAAGGACTGCTCCGCCAAGGATTCCGAAGAAGCGGAAAAGAAGAAAGCTGAGGATGGCATGAAGCACGCGATGGACGAATTCAAGGCTGATCTTCGCGCCGCCGATGAAGCGCGTCGGGCTGTGCGGCCTGTGGTGGGCGATGTTCTGGCCCAGGACTCAGCCGATGAAATTTACGGCTTTGCGCTCGACCAGATGAAGGTTGACCGGGAAGGCGTCACTGGCGTTCCGGCTCTTCGGGCGCTGTTCAATCTCGCACAGCAGGCTTCCAAGCCCGCCGTGCGGCAAGCATTCGATGCGGTTTCGGTGGAAGAGAAGTTCCCCGGCGCGGCTCGTTCAATCCAGGTGATGTGAGGAGACGAATATGGGAAGCCCTTTGATTGGTAGTTTTCAGACGCGAGTCAACCTGAACAACCCTTGGGGTGTAGCAGGTGATTTCGCAAGCGCGAACCCTCGTGCCACCGCGCTCACTCCTGATAGTGGCGCACTCATCGCCGGTCCCGGTGGCGTTACTGTCGGCAAGTTCGCATGGATCGCTCCGGACGGTCGCACGGTCAACAGTTTCGGCGAGTCGGGCGTTGCCCCTTCCGGTTTCATTCACCGCAACCAGCAGGGTCTTCTGACTCAGTATTTGCAGGCTGCGGGATCGGTCATTCCTCCGGGATTCGCTGTGACGCTGATGGTCGCTGGCGACTTCCTGGCCAATAACGCAGGTACAAGTTCCAGCACTGTGGGCGAAGCCATCTATGCGCTGTATGCGGACGGATCGGTTCTTCCGGGCGTTGGGTCGTTGCCTGTTGTTCCTTCGGGAATCACCGCGACTCTCGGTTCAACAAACACCGGCGCTCTCGGCGCGACGTTTACGGCCAGCGCTCATGCGGGCGACAATACCCGCATCGACGTAACCGCTGTTACCGGGCTGATTAGCATCGGCGACACGGTTGGCAATGTGACGGGCATCGCTGGGAATCAGACCATCGTCTCGCAGGACTCGGGCGGTACAACGGGCGGCGCGGGAACTTATGTGCTGAGCGGTACGAACACGGCCAGCGCGGTCACCTGCACCTGCTTTGGCAATGTGGTCAAGATCACCGCATCGACGGGCCTGGTCTCGGTTGGCGAGAGCATCGCTTCCGCAGCGATTGGATTCCCGGCTGGTGCGACTGTGACCGGCATTGTCAGTGGCGGCGGCGTAGCAACGGCGGGCGTCTATACCATCAGCGTTCGCGGTACCAGCTACGTGGCGAGTGCGGCCGGCATGACCACCTTCGGTACCGTGCTGGACGTGACCGCTGTGACTGGTACTCTCGCTGTTGGAATGCCCATCACGGCCACTGGCGGCATCCCGGCTGGCGCAAGTATTGCCGGGTTCATTAGCGGCACCTATGGCGGGGTTGGACTCTACAGCCTCAACATCCCCGGAACCGCTTACACTGCCTCTGGAACGATCGTTATCACCGCCCAGGGCATTATCACGAAGTTCACTGCCAAGTCTGTCGCCGCAGTTGGCGAACTCGTGCAGATTTCAACGCAGGGAAATTAAGGAGCCGTCATGGATCGCAATCTTGAAGCAGTATCGCGGAAATGGGGCGTTCATTTCATGGGCGTGGATGCCCAGTTGCAGCAGACCGAAAAGGAGCGTGGCGGCTTGCTGGCGATGGATGCTCAGCCCCAGTTGGTCACGGTCTCGAACAGCGGCATCCCTGCGTTTCTGTCAACCTACATCGACCCCAAGGTGATTGAAGTCCTTGTGGCCCCGATGAAGGCGACGGAGATCGTTGGCGAAGAGACCAAGAAGGGCGATTGGACGCTGGAGACTGCAATGTTCCCCATCGTTGAATCGACCGGCATGGTTTCCTCGTATGGCGACTATTCCGAGACGGGCATCGCCGGCGCGAACGTGAACTGGGTGCAGCGCCAGTCGTACACCTACCAGGTCATCACTCAGTGGGGAGAGCGCGAACTCGACAAGATGGGCCTCGCGCGTATCGACTGGGCCAACCGGCAGAGGATCGCTTCGGTTCTGACGCTGAACAAGTTTCAGAACAAGAGCTACTTCTTAGGTGTCGCTGGGCTGGCGAACTATGGCCTGCTCAACGACCCGTCGCTCTCCGCTCCCATCGCGCCGATCTCGGCTGGCGGGCTGGTGACGTGGGCACAGAAGGCCACTGACCCGAACGGCGCAATCTATGTCTACAACGACATCAAGGCGCTATATGGGCAGCTTGTCTCCCAAGCGAATGGCCTTGTCGATCTTGACATGGACTCTCCGCTGACGCTGGCAATGTCGCCCGAGGCTCA